ATAGGTAAAGAGTGCGGTGTCTCTGCTATGACTATACAGAGATATTTACAAGAGTTTGGATTGTTAAGAAAAAAATGACAGGATACCCAAATAAAGATGGCGGATACCAGGCTTGGATAACTGACCTACAATTAATTGCAACTGAAGCTCCCTCGGGACATAAAATAATTGTTGAGTGTTTAGAGACTGCAGAGATGCTAATCAAGAAGAATATATCTTACGGAAATTCAGCACTTGACCCAATTCGTATATTTTCAAAGGCGGACTCAAAAGAACAAATTAGAGTTCGTATTGATGATAAGCTAAATAGAATTCAGAACGATAAGGCATTCCCTGGAGATAATGACATCGATGATCTGATTGGATATTTAATCCTTCTTAAAATTGCTAATAAGTCTTAGTCAACTAAAACATGGTATAATTTATATATGAGTGAGATAGAGCCAGCAGTACATTTTGACCGCATGAATAGGGTTGTGGAAGAGCTTTTAAAGGGCAATTCAGCAACCCAGATAGCCACGCTCACTGGCTTCTCACGTAAAGAGGTTTTAGATTACGTTGATGAATGGAAATCTGTTGTTCACAATGACAGCAATATACGTGACCGTGCCCGTGAAGCAATATCTGGAGCAGACCAACACTATGCGATGCTCATCAAGGAGGCATGGAAAACTGTAGAGGATGCCGACACTCAAGGCGCCCTTGCTGTAAAGTCGGGATCCCTAAAGCTAATAGCAGATATAGAAACAAAAAGAATAGCCATGCTTCAGTCAGTAGGTGTTCTGGAAAATACTCAAATAGCATCTCAAATTGCAGAGACAGAGCGTAAGCAGGAAATTTTAGTCGGGATATTAAAAGAAGTAACTGCCTCTTGTCCTAAATGCAAAATGGATGTTGCGAAAAGACTCTCTCAAATCACTGGCATAGTTGAATCCGTAGTAATTGAGGATGCTGATGTTGTTTGATAAATTTAATATTAAAAACATTGAAGATGGAATATTTGCAGTCAATAACTTTATATCAGAAGATGAATGTAAAAAAATTGTAGAAACTTTAAAATCTGCAAAATATACAGTTAGAAAAGATAACATACTCGTATATGAACTTAATGAAGAATCTCTATCTCAATCAAATTTTATTGAAAACAAAATAAAAGAAAATATTAGCGACCCACTTCTTATAAAAGAAGGAGGATTTAATTGCATATTACAAGGTAATAGCATGAGTAAGCATAATGATTTAGATGGATTTGACCATAGGAATTTTTCAAAAAAGTATGGAGTTGTTTTGTATTTAAATAATTTTGATGGTGGCGAAATAAATTATCCAAAGCTTAACGTCTCATACCACCCCTCCCCTGGAGATTTATTGGTACATAAATCTTATATTGAACATGAAGTTTTGAAAGTTAATTCGGATAGTAGATACACGTACACTAGCTACCTATGGAGCAAAAAAAATGTCATTTGATTTTTCAGATCTAATTGATATTTTAGACGGCGAAGAGTTTGAAGAAAAGCCAGTGGACTTACGCACATTTGTTAATGATCCAAACTATCTAGGACTACCACCACTTTCTGAGTATCAGTACACATTAATTGAAAAAAGTTCTCAAATTTATAAAGAATCCACACTTAAAAAATTATTCGGGGAAGAAGAAGGCTCTGTAAGATTTAAGCAAACGGCAAATGAAGTTGTTGCACAGCTAGGCAAAGGCTCAGGTAAAGATTATTGCTCAACAATTGCCGTAGCATACATAGTTTACTTATTACTATGCTTAAAAGATCCAGCAACTTATTATGGTAAACCTCCAGGTGACTCTATAGATATTATTAACATTGCAATCAACTCACAACAAGCAAGCAACGTATTCTTTAAGGGATTTAGAAGCCGAATAGATAAGTCACCGTGGTTCATTGGTAAATACTATGCCAAAGCATCAGAAATACAGTTTAACAAAGCTATAACAGTACACTCAGGTCACTCAGAAAGAGAGGCTTGGGAAGGATACAATGTTTTAGTTGTTATCTTAGATGAGATCTCTGGCTTTGCTATTGAAAATACAACGGGTCACGATCAGGCTAAAACTGGCAGTGCAGTTTATGATATGTACAGGGCATCCGTAGACTCACGCTTTCCAGATTTTGGTAAGGTAATTCTATTGTCATTTCCTAGATTTAAGAATGATTATATTCAACAAAGATATGATGCAGTTATAGGTGAAAAAGAAACTGTCATTAGAGAACATAAGTTTAAGATGTACGAAGAGTTGCCAGATGGTACTGATGGAAATGAATTTGAAATACAGTGGGAGGAAGACCATATAGTATCATACAAGATCCCTAAAGTGTATGCTATCAAACGCCCAACATGGGAGATTAACCCAGTTAGAAAAATTGATGATTTCAAAACAGCATTCTATACAAACCCAACTGATGCTCTTTCAAGATTTGCATGTATGCCGCCAGATGCTGTGGATGCATTTTTTAAGTCAAGAGAAAAAGTAGAAAAAGCATTTAATATAGGATCACTTGCTGTAGATAATTTTGGCAGACTTGAAGAATGGTTTTTGCCAGATCCAGACAAGAAATATTATATTCACGTAGACTTAGCACAAAAGCATGACCATTGTGCAGTAACAATGGCACACGTTAATAAGTGGGTAAACGTAAAGGTGACAGACACATACTCGCAACCAGCCCCTATTGTAGAGGTAGATGCAGTTAGATATTGGACGCCAACACCAGACAAGTCTGTTGATTTTACTGAAGTAAAAGATTATATTCTTTCTTTAAAAACAAGAGGATTCAATATAGCAATATGTACCTTTGACAGATGGAACTCTCATGATATGATGCAACAACTAAAACAATATGGCATCAATACAGAGATTCTATCTGTCGCTAAAAAGCACTATGACGATATGGCCATGGTGGTGGCAGAAGAAAGACTAATAGGTCCACATATACCATTACTTATAGATGAATTATGTCAGCTTAGAATCATGAGAGATAAAGTCGATCACCCTAGAAAAGGATCTAAAGACTTGGCAGACGCTACATGTGGAGCTATATTTAATTCAATTAGCAGGACTAGGTTTGATAATAATCAAGAAATAAATGTTCATACTTATGAATCAATGAGTTATGACAATGATTTTGGGGACAAAGATGACCCAGACACAACATCTTATAATATGATCAGGGCACCAAGAATGCCCCAAGATTTAAGAGAAGCAATGGACAGGATGCAAATAATATGAGCGAATATCAAGAGCTGGCAAAAGAGTGTAAGTGTTGCAGTAAACACGTACCTCTTCCAATTGTAATGAAATCATACAACGGTATTGTGGTTTGCCCAACTACATTACAAAACATAATAGAGTATAAAAGATTATGGGAGTCGTTTGGATCAAGGCCTATGGGAGCAATTAGAAAACATTTTTCAGAATATGTTCAGCAAATTGTAGAGTCTGGTATGCACAAAGATGAAGGCTAAATTTTCTTCTAGTACATTAGCTCAATCTATTATTGATGAAGAGCCATCAAAATCAGTACACTACTACCCTGGCATAGAATCAGATATCTACAAAAACAAATTTAATTTGATAAAGAGTGGTGGCTGGAAAAGAATGGAGTTTGGGACCGTATGTGATTATAATGATTACGGATTCAGATCGCCTAAGTTTAAAAATAATATTGAGTACCTATTTTCTGGATGCTCTGTAGCTTCTGGACTAGGTTTGCCGATTGAAGAAACTTTTCCATATATTTTAAGTAAAACTTTACAGGTAGAATACAATTCTGTTGCAAGATACGGAGACAGCATTCCTGGGCAAGTAAGTAAAATTTTTTCTTATATAAATGAATTTGGAAATCCTAAAAATATAGTGGCGCTTTTTCCAGATTTTAATAGATTTCTTACGTTTAATAATCAAACTTTACTTGCCTCGCAATCTTTTTTTGATTCATACGATGAAAAAACTTTTATATGGGCAAATAATACATCTGAAAATGATTTTAGAACTAAAGAGTATATGAATTTTATGATTAAAAACACTACAACGGTTTCTTCAGAACAAAACCCTAGGGGCATATATAAAAGACCACTGGTGGCAAATGATGTTATTACTGAAGAAATGTCACATATGTATGCGGGTCAATATATAGATATGCTTTCTCTTTATTGCAAGGCAGCAGGAATAAATTTTGTATGGAGCACGTGGGATTCCACAACTAATAACCTTGTTAACAAGGTGTGTTTTAATAATTACATTAGCTGTAGTCCAGATAGTTGGGATACAAATAGCTCTGTAGATAATTTTTATGATAAAGAAACAAAAAATAATATAAATTGTCACCAAGAGCATGAAAACAGTACAAGCTTTCACATTGCTCTTGATAGAGAAAAAGGATTAGATCACGCTCATTTTGGATATCATAGGCACATACACTATGCAGATACTTTTTTAAAATACATAAATAGGGGATGGTGTGAATGATAGCAATAAGATATTATATTTATAAGTTTATTCAAAAATTTAAAAGGAAAAAGAAGAATAGGTTTATATATTAATGAAGATATTGGGAATTAATGAGACATCTCATGATGCATCAGTTTCTTTAATTGAAGATGGCAAAATATTATTTGCTGGACATGCCGAAAGATATAGTAAAGAAAAAAATGACTGGTACATAAATGATAGTTTAGTTAATGATGCTTTATCATATGGGTCACCTGATGCTATAGCCTACTACGAGAAACCCCTTCTAAAGGCCTCCAGGCTATTTTTAAAGGGTGGTGCAGGAGACTGGAAGCCAAGGTTCAATATAGAAGGTTTGCCACGCAAATCCTTCGGGCACCATTACTCTCATGCATCGGCTGGGTATTACACTAGTCCATTTAATGATGCGGTTATTGTAGTGCTTGATGCAATAGGTGAATACAATACCTCAACTATATGGGTGGGTGAAGGAGAAAAAATTAAGCTAAAGTATAAGCAAAACTACCCAGTAAGCTTTGGACTATTTTATTCAGCCTTTACTAAACTTATAGGTCTAATGCCAAATCAAGAAGAATATATTATGATGGGCATGGCAGCTTATGGAGACTGGACAAGATACTATAAAGAGGTGGATAGCTATTTCCCACAATACGATCAACAAAAATATAATTTCCATAAAGGAATATATGATTGGCAAACTATAATTACAGAGCAAGACAGGTTTGATATTGCAGCAGCAGTTCAAATGGTATACGAGCAAAGACTAAATCAATTTATGCGTATGGCAAAGCATATAACTGGCAAAAATAATTTAGTGTTTATGGGAGGATGTGCTCTTAACTCTTCAGCCAATACTTTGCTTTGGGATATTTTTGATATGATCTGGATTATGCCAAACCCAGGAGATGCTGGAAGTTCCCTTGGAGCAGCCGCAGCATTTTATGGAAAGCATTTAGATTGGAAAGATCCTTACCTTGGTTACGATCTTGGAGGAGAATACCCAGTTAATGAAATTGTCAAAGGCATTTTAAAAGACGGTATCGTAGCTGTTGCAACTGGAAGAGCAGAATACGGCCCACGAGCTTTAGGAAACAGAAGCATATTGGCTGATCCAAGAGATCCAGGAATAAAGGATAAGGTAAACTTAATTAAGCAAAGAGAGTTATTTAGGCCGTTTGCTCCAGTTATTATGGAGGAGTGCGCTTCAAAATGGTTTGATATGGATTTTGCAAGTCCTTATATGCAGTATACAGTCAAGTGCTTAAAGCCAGAACTTGTGCCTTCTGTGGTTCATGCAGACGGAACATCTAGAGTTCAGACTGTAAATAGAAATGAGAACAGAGGTCTTTGGAGGGTTCTAAATAAATTTTATCTGCAGACTGGAGTGCCAATGCTTTTGAATACAAGCCTAAACATTAAGGGCCAGCCTCTACTTAATGATGAAAATGATATTAGAAATTGGGAAGAGATGTATAATGCAAAGGTAATTCGATGAAAAAGATATTGGTTATAGGAGACTCACATACATCAAAAATAGGCAATTGTGTCCCAGATGTATTCTTTTTAAAAAATAGAAAGCTTGAATATCAATACTCTGAGCAGAACTATGTTACACACATGCTAGAAGATGGAAGAGATATATGGCTAAAAGATTATTTAAAAACACATGAAGATAAAGATTTACAGCTATGGATGTCTTCACACCCAGGAAGGTCGGCTTTAAATTTTGATTTTGAAAACTTTGCAAGTGGTACACAAAAAATGCAGCTGGATGAATGGAATGAGCCTGGAAGGATAGTTGTTCCTTGGCTTGGGTATATAGACATAAGGAATTGGCTTCCACAAACCAACTTACCTGGTTACATTAATGCAAAAGAGGTTGTTTCTAGATACATAGACAATGCTCTTAATAAGTTTGATAAGTGTGAAGTTATTTTTATGGAACCTCTTCCTCAGTTTATATGCTTTATTACAAATGGATGGGTTGAAAATAGAAGCGATCCAGATATTGAGTTTGAAAGAAGGCACGAGCAGCATTTATTATTTGTTGATGAGCTTAAAAAACAATGCTTGGAGCGTGGATTGCGTGAGCCTATAAATACAAGGGATATCATAGGCGACGACATGATAGAGCCATACAAGCAGCCCAAAAAACCAATCAACATATTATTAAACGATCATATGAAGCAAGAATATTATGACCCGATAGTCAACTATCTAGCAACAAGCCTGGCTATTGACGATATCAGGTAATAAAAGTATAATTCAACTAGGTGCCAGTAGCTTAGTTGGTTAAAGCCCCGAACTCATAATTCGGTAATCGTAGGTTCAAGTCCTACCTGGCACACATAGGAGATTAAATGAAAAGATTAGTTTGGGATAAAGATAAATACCCTCTTGATTTTTTTGGTATTTTAACATCAGATTTAGACGAAAATAATTTATATGAAGAGTTAATTAAATCGCAATATAGAAAAAACAATATGGTTGATGAACTTTTATTGGGAGTAAGTTATAAAAAATTTACATACAAAGGCAAAATAGAATTAGATTATTCTTTAAACTCACATGGATACAGAGGCCCAGCCCTGCGTGAGTCAGACCTCCTCACCTCTGGGTGTTCTCAATCTTTTGGGGTTGGTGTTCCAGAGAACTTAACTTGGACACACATGCTTGCTAAAAATAATGGGATCACATACAACAATCTTTCATATCCAGGAAATAGCACTATTGCAATGGTAGAAGATGTATTCAAATACTTTGAAGAGTATGGCCATCCAAAATATTTAAGGTTGCTCTTGCCAGATTTTCTAAGATTTAAGTTTATTAAAGCAGCTAACGAAAATACATTCATACAGAATTCGCAGGGCAAGATAGGTGAATTTTTAAATACTGTTTCTGATGCAGATAGATCAATGCTAAAATATGAAAAGATGCCTATTGCTATAGAAAAAATAATGCCTACTACTGTTCCATTTAGGGCAAACCTTATTGCAATAAAGATGCTGGAGCAGTACATATCTCAAACAGATATAGATTTTAAATGGGCGACATGGCATAACGAATTAAATGTTCATTTTAATAAAAATAACTATAGATTTAAAAATTATATAAGCAGTGTAGCTGATAGCCAGTCCGACTACAGCCAATGCCACAAAGACATAGAAGCAATAGATCCAAGATTCTTTAAGGTTGGTACGGACCCGCAGGAGCATATGGGTTCACATGCACATGCACATTATGCAGATTTATTTGTTATAGACAATATTTAATTTAAATACTATAATAATTAAATACCTCTGTAGCTCAGCGGAAGAGCAACAGACTTCTAATCTGTTGGTCGCTGGTTCGATTCCAGCCAGGGGTGCGCTTCTATAGCTCAGTTGGTAGAGCAGCAGACTTTTAATCTGCGGGTCGATGGTTCGAGACCATCTGGAGGCACTGCTTGGGGTTATACCCAAAGCCTAAATAGAAATGGTATACTAATATAATGGAAAATGAAAAAGATATTGTTGTCGTGACTGGCGCTTCTTATGGCATCGGCAAAGCAACAGCCAAGATGTTAGCAGAAAATGGATATCACGTAGTAGCAATTGCAAGAGATTCTGATCAGTTGGAAACAATTAAAAATGAAGACATAGAAGTTCATACTGTAGATATAACAAATGTAGATCAAGTATATGGGTTTTGTCAAAAACTAGTAGGAAGAAATGTTGTAGCTCTTGTAAACAATGCAGGAGGAGGGTTTAACCTTCCAAACAGCATATTGGATGATGATATACAGAACTGGAATAAGTCTTTTGATTTAAACGTAGTCGGTGCAGCAAATTTAACTAAGCAGATTGCTCCAATCATGATAAAAAATGGCGGAGGAAATGTAGTATTGGTTACATCAATGGCTGGACATTTTGTATATCGTGGAGGAAGTAGCTATACGGTAGCAAAGCATGCAGAAGTAGCTCTTGCTGAAATTTTAAGATTTGAATTATTTCAAAGTAATATCAGAGTAACAGAGATTGCACCAGGAAATGTAAATAGCAGAGGCGATAGGGATCCAGGAAACTCTTTAAATGCAGAGGATGTCGCAGAGGCTATCAGATGGTCAATCATGGTACCAAAACATGTCAATATAGAAAAGATATCTATATTGCATATTAACAATCTAAGTAGATAATAGGAGATAGAAATGGCAACAGAAACAAGACACCCAAATGCAATCAAGGTTTTAGCAGCAGCTAAAAAGTATGCTGATGAAAAGTATGCAGAAGGACCAAATAACGATACAATTTTTGGCAAGCGTTATGGAATGAACAATCAGCCATGGTGTGCAATGTTCGTATCAGGATGCTTTGATGATGCAGGACTAGTACACCTAGTTGCAGCTTCAACAAAGAAAGGCTTTGCATCTTGCGATGCAGGAGCACAATGGTTTGCAAAGAATAAAAGAATTGTTCCAATTGGACAGGCACAGCCAGGAGATGTTGTATTCTTTAACTTTGACAAGACGCCAACCGATACAGAGCATGTAGGAATTGTTTACAAGAATGATGGTAAAAACCTACACTGTTTCGAAGGAAACACTAGCGGAGATTCTAAGGGATCACAGTCAAACGGTGACGGAGTATTTCTTAAGAAGAGAGCTTACAGCCTAGTTATGGCAGTTGCTCGCCCAGATTGGGATGCACCAGCTAAGAAGGCTGCACCAGCTAAGAAGGCTGCACCAGTCAAAAAATCTGCAGTAAAAAAGAAATAATGTACGAGTATTACGTTAGAAAAGTAGAAGGCGTAGTCGATGGGGACACAATTGATGTCCTCATCGATCTAGGTTTTGATATTCTATTTGCATCAAGAGTAAGGCTAGCTGGAATAGATACTCCAGAATCAAGAACTAAAGATCTTGCAGAAAAAAAATTAGGCCTTGAGGCTAAGGAGTATTTAAAATACAAAATAAAAGATGCTAAGTCAATAAAGATTAAGACAGAAAAGATGGACTCATCTGAAAAATATGGCAGAATCCTTGGATGGCTGTTTATTGATGATCAATCAGTATCTATTAATGAGCAGATGATATCAGACGGCTACGCTTGGGGATACCTCGGAGACACCAAGGTAAAAGATTTTGAAGCTCTTGCAAAAGCTAGATCTAAAAAGAAATGAAGCTTACAGAAGTAAAAGCAATAGTAGAGCAGTCCACAAAAGATGGCGTACCAGCATTTTTTAAAAACTTAATACCAGTTACCCCTTCATGGGATCAATTTTTAAACCATTTTAATTATCAGCTAAACAAGGGCCCAGCAATAAAAGCAATGAATGACGCTCCAAACTACAAGATTTTAAATGGTGTACAGCAAAAACATGGTTTTTATTACCAAGTTAGAGATGTAATAAATGAGCCAGGCAAATCCAGAAATTTTTTTCCAGAGGTGTCTAATCTTAAAAATTTATTTGACATGGTATACGAAGAAAATGCTTGGGGCGGTACCTCATTTATTAATTTTAATTCAAACGAGCCCAATGTTCCATCACATGCAGACGATTGGGTAAATGTTCATTGGCAGTGTCAAGGGTCTACAGTATGGGAAACAAGAACAAGCCCAGAAGACACCGAGCCTTCATTTGTTTACAATATGGAGCCAGGGGATGTAATAGTTGTCCCCACTGGAGTACAGCATGCAGTAAACCATATTATGCCAAGGGCTGGAATAGTGTTATCTTATCAGTTTAAGGATAGCCCAAACAGACCAAAGTCTGCAAATGAAAAAGGAAATCATATCAAAAGGCCTTTTGTAATTCCAGAAAGTTACGAGTTAGAATGATTAAGTCTTGCAAATCCAGCTAAGCTAAATCTTTCTCCATTGCTTACTGCTTTAACTCCGTGTCTGTATATCATTCCAGATGGGTGTACAACAAGAGATCTTGCTATTGGCTTTATCTCAAGATTAGCCTTTGGGTAATAAATTTCTCCACCTTCAAAATCATCATTTAAATATAAAACCACACCAAGTTTGATGTCTGGTGAGAGCCCAGAGTCATGGTGCTCTTTCATAAAATCACCCTCTCTAAACTTATATATATTGTATAGTGGGTCTAAAATATAATCAGTTTGATAATGATCATTTATTAAATAAATGCATCGCTTGTTAATAGACTCAACAAGATCTTTTGCTCTTTCAAATAGATTTGGGTTTAGCTCAAGCCAAAGCATTTGTTTTTTCCAGTCACCATAGGCGGCATTTACAGAGTCAGCTTCCTCACCAAGGCTTTTCCTGTATGCGTCCCATTCTTCATCAGTTGCACCCTTTGCCATATCTATCAAAAAATCTGCTTCTTCTTGATCAATTATGTCTTTGATCATAATTACATATTTATCTATATTGACTTTTTCCATACTTCTATTGTACAATATAGTAGTACCTGCCGCTAGGGGGTACTAATTTAACTCGCTTAAAAGGAGCACAAAATGGTAACACAATTCGCCATGGATCTTTTCAAGGATCCATTTTTTATTGGTTTCAACCGAGAGTTGGAGCGTTTCAATAGTCTAAGTAAGGTAAATAATACAGCATTTCCGCCGTATGATTTATTAAAGTTAGACGAAGATAACTACCAGCTATCGCTGGCAGTTGCTGGATTCACAAGAGAAGATTTAACTGTATCAATTGAAGACGGAAGTCTCTGGATTACAGGTGAAATTACAGAGGTAACAGACGCAGAGGTAGTTCATAAAGGAATCGCTGCACGTAAGTTCACAAGAATTTTTGAACTAAGTGAATACATGGAAGTTTCAAATGTAGAGCTAAAGGACGGAATGCTACACATTCATGTTGTTAGAAATCTACCTAAAGAAAAACAACCTAAAATTCTAAAAATAAAATAATCGGGTGTACACCTATACCTGAGCATGTATTAAAACTGCTCACCAAACTTAAGGGAAATGATGCCAGTATACGAATATAAGTGTTCAGAAGATGATGCACATGCAACTCTTTCTGTAACAAGATCAATATCAGAAGACGATCCAGGATACATTTGCGAAGAATGTGAGTCTACAATGACACGATTCTTTACGCCATTTGGCATACAGTTTAAAGGTAACGGTTTTTATAAAACAGATAATCCTAAGTAGTTTAAACTAACATTCTGCTATAATTACTAAGTAAGCAAAAATATTGCATTACTTAGGAGGGTCATTAGTTGACCAGAATTCGTTTATTCGCTACCAGCCTTTTTATAATTGGCTGGCTTTTCCTTTTTGGCCCAAATAATGCATACGCAGACGAAGTCCCAGCACCAGCTGAACAAGTAGTAGTAAGCCCTGCACAACAAGCAGTTAACACAGCACTTACAACGGCTGCAACAGAAGTTGCACAAGCGGTAGCAGCATCAGATACAGCAACAGTAACAGTAGCAACAGCGGTTCAAGCAGTAGCAGCATCTAATACTGCTGTAGCAGCAGCAAATACAGCAGTTACAGCAGCCACCGCTTCGGTAGCAGAAGTTTCAAATGTATCCTCAGCTGTAGAAACAGCAACAGCAGTTACTCAGACAGTTACTTCAACAGTAGCATCGGTCACTCAATCCGTAGCTGCGATACCAGTGGCAGCCACAACTCAAGCACCAGAAGTTGCAGCAGCACAAACAATAGTAACGCAAGCCGTTACTACCATAGATTCTGCAACAGCCACAGTAATATCTACAGCAACTCCTTTAATGACAGAAGCCCCTACAACGGTAGCTCAAGTTGCTGCAGCAATTGCAACAGAAATTGCTCAATCAGAAACAGCCACGGCTTTAGTTCAAACCGCACAGACAGCAATAGATACGGCCACCGCAACAGTTGCTACAGCAACTACGGCGGTAGCAGCGGTAACACCTGCACGGACAGAAGCACAAACACAATTAACCCAAGCAAATATTGCAATTAATAATGCTCAGGATGCAGTAAATGCTCTAGTGGCCACAATTGGCACAACACGGAATGTTCTGGCAAATACAGACGATGCTGGAGTTAGAATGATTCTTCCATTTAATTTACAAATGGGCGGAGTAACTTATTCAAATGTCTATGTTGGATCTAATGCAACAATTACCTTTGGAGTAAATGAAGGCGGAAACTATTATTCAACTCCCAATGCTCCTTCTATTTCTATAGCAGGATATGACTGGACTACATGGAGTAATGGCTCTGGAGTTACTTATTCAACAACCACAAATACATTATCTATTGCATGGGATGTAAGACCATACCCACAAATGACTGCTGATACACAAATGACACAAATTAGATTTAATGCTGACGTCAACCCAGCAGATGGAGCATGGTCAGCAGATGTAAATGTAACTGGGCCAATTCCTAATGGAACTAGATTTAATGTAAGAGAAACTACTGGTGGATCAGTAACAGCAATTCAAGACACTAATTCTGGGCCTGGATTTAATGGAACTATAAGCCAAGGTACAACATTTACACCAATTCCAGATCCAAATACCGCTACAGTACAAGCAGCAATTGAAACAGCAAATGCACAAATTGCAACATTAAACTCTGCAATTACAACAGTTGTAGCAGCAAATACAGCAAGCAATACGCCAATTGCTCCAATTGCAACTGTTTCAAATAATACAATAACAGCATTATCTACTGCAAATACAGATTTAACAAATAAAGTTGCAGCACTTGCAGTTGTATCTACTGCAGTTGAAAAAGTATTAACTGCACCAACAATTATTGAAACAGCACAGACAGTTATTAATTCTATTCCTGCCCCAACTCCTGTAGTAGTTCCTACTCCACCCGCTCCCGTTGAGCCACCAGCCGTTGAGCCACCAGCCGTTGAACCACCAGCCGTTGAACCACCAGCCGTTGAACCACCAGCCGTTGAACCACCTGCAGAAGAGCCACCAGCCGTTGAACCACCAGCAGTTGAACCACCTGCAGAAGAGCCACCAGCCGTTGAACCACCTGCAGAAGAGCCACCTGCAGAAGAACCACCTGCAGAAGAGCCACCTGCAGAAGAACCACCTGCAGAAGAGCCACCTGCAGAAGAACCACCTGCAGAAGAACCACCTGCAGAAGAGCCACCAGCCGTTGAACCACCTGCAGAAGAGCCACCTGCAGAAGAACCACCAGCCGTTGAGCCAGAGGCGGGATCAAAAGAAGATGTAAATAATACTGTTGATGATGCATTAGCAGACGGTAAATTAGATAGCACAGAAGTTGCAGATATTGCAGATGCAATGTCAGCAGATGGAGAAATTGATGCAAAAGAAACTAATCAATTAATTGAGGCATTAAAAGCAGATGGTAAAGTTTCAGTAGCAGATCAAGAAGCAGTGTTAGAAGCACTTGCCTCAGATGGAGAAGTATCAAAAGAAGATGTTGCAGCAATTGTTGCATTGGCCAGCTCAGATGGCAAGTTGTCTGAAGCAGAAAAAGATATTGTTGCTGATGCATTAATTCAATCAGTTCCAGAAGGTAAAAATCTTACTAAAGAACAGGTGGCAGAGGCTGGAATTAAATTAGCAGATTTACCACCACAGACACCAGTTGATGTTCGTACATCCGAAAATGGTGAGGCTGTTGTTATTACAGCAGAGGTTGCTGTTCAAGTAGAACTGGTTTCCGACCCAGCGGCATTTGCAGCAGAATTATTTAATGACCCTGGAGCAGCATTACAAGCATTGGGTAGCATAGGCGCAGACATGACAGAAAGCGAAAGAGAAGAAGCAACCGAAATGGTTGTAGCAACAGTTGTAGCAGCAGGAGCAGCGTTAAATGCTGTTGGAGCTGCGACAGGTTCCACTGGAGGATCTACGGGGGGTTCTGGCGGGAACTCAGGTGGATCAGGTGGAGGAGGAGCCTCTGGCGACTCTAAGGGAATAAGGAGAAGAAAAAATGATTAATTATATGAAAAGAGTATTTCAAGACATGATTGACCAGCTATGGACACTTCTGGGTATGTTTATTGCCTGGGTAGTTCTTGATGGATCCGCAAAGACGATAGTGGGCTATGCAATTATATGTACATTAATTGCATGGGCAATCACATATCCGATTAGAAATAGAGATGATGAATAATGGCAAAAGCATATATTGAAGAACCAACACAAGTAGGATCAGGAGCAATTGCAAGTATCAATAACATTGTTATGCGAATAATTGCAGTATTTGCAGCATCTGGATTATCCGTAATTGGAGCAGGTGCAGTAGTAGGAATTAGCACAGCTAAAGCAGTAATATTAGCTGGGACTCTTGGCGTCGCCACCGTAGTTGAAAGGCTTGCACGAGGTTTCCTAGATGATGGAAAATTAACTGTATCAGAGATCAACGCAGCATTTTCAGCAGTAGATAAAAAATCTGCTAAATAATGCTATAATTATCTTATGAATAAATATCGCATTAAATTGGATGTAGAGGTAGAAGTAGAAGCCTTTAATACCGAAGACGCAAGCGAATATATTCATGATATATTTAATATAGATGACGAAATTAAAAAGATTAATGTCGTAAAAATATCACCAATCAATCATTGACAAGGCCACTGTACGAAGTGTATAATTATATAGTACAGTGGTTTTGTGCATATTGGTCCATAGCTCAGTTGGTAGAGCGCCAAACTGTTAATTTGGATGTCCCAGGATCGAGACCTGGTGGACCAGCATATGCCCGAATGGTGGAATCGGTATACACGACAGACTTAAAATTTGTTGCTTCACAGCATGTCGGTTCAAGTCCGACTTCGGGTACTAGAAAAGGTAAAGTAATTTGTTATATTTAACGGAGAAAGGCGTTGAGATTTTTATTAAAAGATCTCAATCAAAAACACAGGAGTCATTCTGGAATAACTATGACCTTGTCATATGGAAAAAAGATAACGGCGGCTATACATCTATCAATGGAATGTACAGACAAAATGCTTGGGGCAAAGTAGAAAAATTTTCTATAGGCCGAGAAGGAATCTGGAAGCTGTCTAAAAAATATGTCAAACATTTTAAATGATTTAGGTATAGATAAAGAAGATGTTAAGTGGTACGATCTAGCGCTATGTAAAGGCATGGATACCAATTTGTTTTTTGATAAATATGAGTCTGATATAAATATAGCAAAAAATATTGATGAAGCTTGTTTATCTTGCCCTGTAATTAAAATTTGCCACGATGAAGGCATTGCAAATAGCGACTATGGCGTTTGGGGCGGAGTATATCTAAGTTCTGGATCCTTAGACAAATCAAAGAATGCACACAAGACAAAGGATGTTTGGAAGCGTATAAAGGAGAAACATGTTTATTGATAAGAATAAAGATCATTTTAAATATGGAATTAATGAGTGGACTGGTGAGCCAAACAAGCCAGTATTCTACAATAAAGAAATGGCACTTAAAATAAGAGAACTAAAGAAGCCTGTAAATGGACTGCAGATGGATATAGTAAAGTATCCAGAGTTTTTGGCTATTAGACTATACGAAGATAATTTTTCTCAGTATGATGGATCAATTAAGATGCAGGTTATTGAATATGTGGAGATGGTAAAAAAGATTCTTGAAACCTATGGAGTTAGAGTTGAGCTTGAAGGAAAGCCTGGTGGTCAAATAAAATGAGTTTTAATATTACATCCTTACATGAAAAGATAGATGTTTATCATAATGTGATCCAAGATAGTTCCGTATTTATGGATAATGTTTTAAGCATCAAAGAAGACCTATGGAAGCCTTGGGGCGGATTTGGTCATTATACAACTTTAATAACTAGATCCTACTCTGGAGAACCTCATGAATTTAATACTGATACAAAAGAATCTGATTTAAATAAAGTTTATGTCAGCACACAGTTTGGTAAAATCTTTAAAGATATAACATCAGACTATATAAAAAGAAATAAATTTGAGCTACCCAATTGGCACTCATCTGACCCTCAGCTTTGTAAGTATTTCCCAAAAGCTGTCAAGTATACTGGTTTAATATTGCCATTTCACACAGACTATCAGCAAGAAAGAGAGTCCATGCCTGGAATTAAGCATGGCATAACGGCAAATCTTTATATCAATGATAACTACGAAGGTGGAGAAATACTTTATCAAGTTGAGCCTAACGAAGAGATTATTTCTTATAAGCCAAAAGCGGGAGACATGATAGTATTCCCATCAGGTGCCCCTTACTATCATGGAGTAAAAAATGTTATTGAGGGCGACAAATACATAATTAGATCATTTTGGCATTATAGATACGATGGAGATCCTGAATATCTTGTAGAAAAAGAAAAATGGGATCCCGAAGAATGGAAAGAAAAAGAGCAGTTGAGACAAAGAATAGAAAGAAACAAATACATGAAATGGATTAAGGTAAACTAAAAATGGAAAAAGTATTATGCTATTCGTGCAACAAGAGTAAGAATGCGTTATCTGCTAAAAAATCTTCTTTGCTTGCAATAAATCTATTATTGTGTCAGGGCTGCACAGATAATAAATTAGAGCCAAGATGGATTGTTATTTTGGCAGGTAGACAATATGGCGCCGACCATGTCAAAGAGCATATTGCAAAAAAGAAGTATATTGGTCTAGATATAACAGCTTCTGAATTATTAATTTAATATAAATAATAAGGTATAATTATAGATATAATGAATATCTCTTTATATCAAATACTAATAACATTATTTGCTGCTTCAATAAGCGGTTTATTTACTGCATACATAAATTCAAAAAGGCTAAAAAAAGAAAAGATTGCTCAGGCTGCAGATAAGGCTCATGATCAACTTTTGCTTGAAATTAAAGATCTTCAGATAAAACTTTATAAATTAGAGAAAGATCTGAGTGAATGGAAAGACAAGTATTTTGAGGCTTTGCAGGAATTAATTAAGGTTAAGGCAGAATTAGAGGGAACAATGCTTAAATTAACACATGTAGAACTGCATTCCAATGAGGACTAGCACCCAAAATATAAAAATAGTATACTAGTAATATGACTTGTATTGTTGCTATTGCCCAAAATGGTGTTGTTTACATGGGATCAGACCATGCCGCCTCAGATGATAAAACTGGGTGGATACTGTCACGCAAAGAACCAAAGGTTTTTAAAGTTGGTCAATATGGAGTTGCTTTCACAGACTCATTTCGTATGGGCCAAATACTTCAGTACTCTTGGGCTCCACCAAAGTATACTCCAACAAAAACAAACTCTGGCCTAGATAAATTTATGAGAACTAAGTTTATTGATTCAGTCAAAGCTGCGTTCAAAGACAATGGCTATGGAAGCATTGGCTCTTCTTCAGAAGAAGATACGGGCGGAATTTTTATAGTTGGAATATGTGGCAGAATCTTTACTATAGATGAAGACTTTCATGTTGGAGAAAATGTTGTAAACTACATGGCAGAAGGAAGCGGCGGACAGATAGCTCTTGGAGCATTATATGCCACCAAGAATCAAAAGAATCCACGCTTACGCTTAAAGGCAGCATTAGAAGCAGCAACTGAGTTTAATATGAGCGTAGCAGCACCCTATACATATATTCAAGTTTAGTGTATAATTGATTTATGAAGACCTTGTTTATAATTGCTGGTACATTTTTTGTAATTGTCGCTGTTCAATGGTTTAGAGCGAGATATAAAGTTGGAATATACTATATCAATCTTGTAGAAGAAGCGATAGAGCAACTCAAAAACTCAGGTCCTATGGATATTAATGATCTAAAGCCAGAAAATTACGATCACGCAATGGATCTTAGAGGAACACCAACACACCTATGTCCTTGCGGATGCAATATCTGGAATGTAAAAGTAATTTTTGAAGATTTTGAAATAGCCACATACTTTTTGGACATGGAATGTGCAAATTGTGGAAGTAGGGCAACTGCACCTACACTACTAGATAGAGAGAAGATGGAATGAGAAAGTCTGAAAGACTGAGACAGCTTGAAATGACAGTAGTTAGAATGGAAATGACTCTTGAATTACTTAGTCTTGCCATTAATAACGTAATGGAGTCACAAAAGATGTCAATAGACCATGCAAGCGAAATAGATGCCCTAGAGTCCAGGCTTGACGCTGGCAAATGGTATAAGAATACCAAAGAGACCCCTTGACATCCTGCTAATATTTAGTAGAATTAAGGCATGACTAAAAAACTAATAACTGCATTACTATCACTATCACTTGCACTACCTCTAGCAGTATATTCTGCTAGCGCCGCACCAATGGCACCATCAGTTGCAATTATTGATACTGGAATCGATGATACATTGCCATCGCTTCAAGGTAAGATTGTAACTCAAGTTTGTATATTAGAATTTACATTGTGTCCAAACGGAACATCATTTGAGGAAAGCCCTCGTGCAGCAGTAATTCCTTCAAACTTTATCAATTCAAATGGCTTTGAGCATGGAACACAAATGGCTTCTACTCTATTGCTTGCTAATCCAAATTTAAATATTGTGTTTATTAGAATTGTAGGAAATAATCCAACAGGCGGAAGAATTAATCCTACAGCTTCTTCAGTAGACAAAGCCCTTACATGGGTAAAGAATAACTCTTCAAAGTATAATATTCAGGCTGTCACCATGTCACAGGGACATCATAACCTAGGTCCAGCAGGCACAGACTATTGCCCTAAGACGCCAGTAACTGAGCAAACAATTAAAGATCTTATTGCAATCAATGTTGCTACATTCTTTGCAGTAGGAAATGGATCAGACTATAAGCGGATTGACTGGCCATCTTGTATTGAATCATCAGTTGCGGTTGGCTCAGTTGATAGAGGAAATCTTATTGCAAGCACAAGCAATAACGATGTATTGCTAGACTTCTACGCTACAGGATATGTCACTGTTGCATCTCCAGGAAATGTGATGAAGAATATCTCAGGTTCATCTGCAGCAACACAAACTGCAGCAGGACAATGGTTGGCGCTAAGATCTTCAAAGCCTTCACATACATACAATCAGATTCTAGATTCTTTTAAGAATACAGCGTTATCTGCTCCAGGCAGAGCAGGTACATTTGTAAAGCTTATGAACTTAAGCGGTGCTCTATCATATACTCCAGCGCAGGCTGGGCCAAGTGCTGCAGAAATCGCAGCAGCACAAGCAGCAGCAGCAAAGGCTGCATTAAAGACGCAGGTTGATTCTGCAATCGCAGAAGCACAAGCAGAGCACGATGCAGCAGTAAAAGCAGCAGCAGATAAACTTGCTGCGACTAAAGCAACATGGCTGGCAAAACTTAATGGCTGAGTTAACAGTAATGGATGAAATTATTGGGGAGGTTGCTGAAGGCCTATATAAAAAATGGGTCTCAGCAATGCCTGATGATGAAAAGAATCAGCAAGCATTTAGCGCAATGTCAAAGAATGCACACGAAACAACACTATTTGTAATCCAAGACTTTATGAATAGATTCAATGCAGCAGCGGAGGAGCTTAAGGACAAATGATAGTCACAGATGAATCCTTTGATTCTGTACTAGAGTCTCATAATCTGGTACTTATAGATTTTTGGGCACCGTGGTGCGGACCTTGCAAAAAGGTCTCACCAATACTAGATGAGATATCAGAAGAGGTTGGTCTATGGGTCGGAAAGTTAAATGTTGATGAGAATCCTATCAAATCAGCAGAATATTCAGTAACCTCTATACCTACTATGGTACTATTTAAGTCTGGCACCCCTGTAAAAACTATAATGGGTGCAAAGCCCAAGCATGTTATGCTAGAGGAGCTTTCGGAATGGATCTAGAACAAATAGATGCAGATCATTTAGAGTTTGAAATATGGCTTAAGAATGGTTACGACAGAGGGTGGGTATCAGACGTGTTTTGTAACACTCATGATGGTCCACCGCTAACAGAAGAAGAATCACAAGAGTGGGATGATGGTGGAGATCCATGTTCATTCCATGTAAAAGTAAATGCACTACACTAGAATTCTGTGCTCATTAAGAGGCAGATTAAAATAAGGAGAATGATGAATTCATTTAAGAAAATCTCAATTGCTACCGCTGCAGCTCTAGCAATCGTTGGAATTTCTGTAGCACCATCTTCGGCAGCACCGCTTGCCGTTACGGTTGCAACAGTAGCTAACGCAACAACACTTGCAGCACCTACAACAGTTGCAGTACCTTCAGCTAACCAGATTACATCTGGAACATCTGTAGCGCTTGCAGCAACAGCAGACACATCGACAGTCGTGTCATTTGTAGCATCAGATACAGTTAAACTTGTAACTGCACTACACACAACAGACGCACCTAAAACAATTGCCTCTGGAGTATCAACTCTTTCAATCACATCTGCTGGAACAGCAGTTACAGTCTATGCTTATACAACAAGCGTAAAGGTTGGAACAGTAACAATTACCAATGGCGCATATTCAACTATTGTTTACATTAAGGGAATTGCAGGGGCAGCATCAAACGTTGCAGTTGCAGTACCAGCAGCATCGGCAGTTGGAACTATTCCAACCATCACTGTATCTGCTACAGACGTATTTGGTAACCCAATTCTAACAGGAGAAACAATTACTGCAACAGTAATTGGATCAACATTTGCTGATGGAACAGTCACAAAGTCATTAGTTACATCAACAATTGCAGAAGCGACAGCAGATACAACACTAGTTGCTGGCTCAAAGACTGCATCTCTTGCAGTTGGGGTTGCTGGAACAGTGACAGTTGTTGTTACTGGTGCTACATCAGCATCAGCAGTAACTGGATTAACTGCACCAACTAAGGCAGCACAGGCAGCATTTAGCATCTCTGATCTAAATGGCACAGTTGCTACTCTTACAGCACAGCTTGCAGCAGAAAAGGCTGGTCGTGCACTTGATGCACAGGCAGCATCTAACTTGCTTGCAGCAGAAAAGGCTGGTCGTGCAGCAGACAAGGTTGCAGCAGACAAGTTGCTTGCAGATACTAAGTCAGCATCAGACTCAGCAACAGTTACTGCTAAGGCAGCATCTGACCTTGCTCTTGCAACTGCAGCAGCAAAGTACAAGGCGGAATACAATGCACTCGCAACTAAGTGGAACAAGAAGTTCCCTAAGTTGAAGATTGCTCTAAAGAAGTAGGCTATTTGGTCGGGGGGTAAAACCCCCGACCATTTACTATTATGTATACTATAGAAGAGATAAAGTTAATACTACAGGAATGTAAAGAGCTTAATAAGCCATACGTTTTTAAATCATTATGTAGCGTAGTTCCAAAATGGGAGAGCTTTATACAGCATACAAATGATCAGTATTTGAATCATAGGATAGCGGAAGTCCCTAGCAATCCATATAGAGAAAGATTTGTGCGTGGCGTTTTATTTAAAAACCCATTGTATTTAAATGTAATAGGGCCGAAACTAGAATGGTATCCTGAAATAGAAGGATTTTTTAATATTTTTAATAATGCAATACCTTATAAAGGATCAGCTTTGTCTGCATATATAAATTTTGCAAAAGAGCAGCCATCAGAACCACATTTTGACGAGACAGATAATTTCTACTGGCAGTGCATAGGTACTACAATTTGGAAATTTTATGCATCAGAAAAAAGATCATTTAGTCAATCTAATATTGATCCACTTTCCGAAGGATATTCGGAGTTCGAAGTTTCCGCTGGAGATGTAGTTTATATTCCTAGAGGAATGATCCATGATGTTTCAACAACAGGACCTAGAGCGGCCCTACAATTTAAATACAATATTCCTGAGTTGGGGTATTCTTTCAATTAAAAGAATGGTAGAATAGGTATATGGAATCAAATAAAAAGAGTTTATATAAATCAATTACGTGGCCAGTAGTGCACATAGGTTTCGTTGGAACTATGGTTTATTTTTTTGAGAAAGCTATTACTGGAGAAGCGCATTGGGAGTACGCTGGTTCATTTGCAATTATATACACGGCATGCGAAATGATTGGATACTTTTTACATGAAAGAGTATGGAACAAATTTGGGGCTAAGGTAAAGTAATGGGAAAACATAACGATAAGATTAAAAAGGCTTTAGAGCAAAGAATTGCAGCAACTCCAAATGGAGCGGGTTATAAAAAGCCAGGTTCCATGAATAAAAAGAAGACTGGTTACCGTGGTCAGAAAGCACAAGGTTCAAAGTAATTAATGGGAAACCACATCTGTGAGATTAAAGACTGTAAAGAAGAAGCAAAGTATATAACAACTACAGAGTCTAAAATGATAGAGATCTGTAAGCATCATTGGAATGAAAAATATAAATCATGAATGACTTAGAGCAGCAAAAAAATCTTGCTGTCGAATTGGATCTAAAGCATAAAGCAGAAATTGCTGCAAATAACCCTATTGCTGGCCCATGGAAGCAATCTACGTTTATTTGTCCAGACTGCATGACTGTTGTTATAATTAGGACAAGGCTTCCCTTTGATAACCCATTTAGAATTGCTTGCCCGTGCAAGTATTCTGGAATGCATAGAGCAACTCCATGGGAAGAAGTCCCAGAAGTACCAGTCAACTAAATAACAATAATGCTATAATAGAGTGATAGATGGATTTCTAGACCCATCTAAATACAACCTATAGGAGTAATAAAATGACAACAAACGGAATTAACGGTGGCGGATTCGAAGCTGCAAAGCCAGCAGGAACAAACGATATAAACGCACACTACTCAGACAATCCAGGTTCAGCATTTGCTGCAACAGATAAGTCTACACAGGATAGCGCTGGCGTAAACCAAGGCGGAAAGTAAGAATGGATCTATTTAAAAAGGAAGAGATTGTTGCTCCAACATTTGAAGCAGCAGTAATTTCAGCAGCAGCTAACGTTGCAGCAGCAGTTTCTACAAAAGTAGAGTGCACAAGAGACACAAGAGGCGATGCCCCATGTGCTGTTAAGAATTGTGAGAACTGTAACTAATGTGCGTAATGTGCGGTTGCGGTATGGGTGGAAACAACGGAAACATTGAATCCCCAAATACACCAATGATGGTAATACCAAATATATTTGGTGGAGACATAGATAGCATGTCTTCTAGTGGAATTCAAGATCGGGATTCCGAATCTACATATAACCCAAGCGGAGAAGTAGAAGACGACAATGACTAATAGTTTTAAAAAAGAAGATGGTACTGGCATGGTGCCACCAGCTAACGCTGGTGCACCTGCTGGTGCTGTTACAAGCGAAAGAACCCCAAAGAAATACCCTAGACAGGGTTTAAAGGTGGATACAAATAGACATGGAATAAGAAGAGAAACAAGTCTTGTTCCAAAGCCACCGAAGAAAACGGGCCGTAAGAAAGTTTAGCCGTGTGTAGAGAATGCGGTAGTTGTACCAAAGAGCATTATCCAACAATAGATGATGCTGTTGATAAAGTATTGGATAGCACAATAATATGAAAACAGTAGGAGAAAAGTTAGGCAATTTTGCCGTAACAGGCGTTAAGCCAGGAGCATTATCTTATGAAGATAGCTCATTTGAAGTAATCACACAAGACTCATTCCCAGGAAAATGGAAGATTATCGCTTTCTATCCAAAGGACTTTACATTTGTATGCCCAACAGAAATCGTTGCATATGATGCCTTAGTAAATGATTTTAATGATAGAGATACTGTTTTGCTTACAGGCTCAGTAGATAATGAATTTTGCAAGATCGCATGGAGAAATGCACATGATGATCTTAAAAAAACTAACTCATGGTCATTTGCAGACACTGCACATCAGTTAGCTAATGATCTTGGAGTTCACCACTCATCTGGTGTAACTTATCGTGCTACATTTATTGTAGACCCAGACAACATTATTCAGCATGTTACATGTAACAATTTAGATGTTGGTCGTAATGCTGATGAAGCTTTGCGTGTATTAGATGCACTCCAAACAGGTGAACTGTGTGCATGCAACAGACCACTCGGAGGAGAAACTCTATAATGTCATGGGTAGACCAGCTTAAGGATTCTCTTCCAGAGTATGCAAAGGACATCAAATTAAATCTTGATGCAGTTATTAATAGATCAACTATTGATGCTGAGCATGCTACATATCTTTCAATAGCAGCAGCATTTGCAACAGGAAATGCTAAGCTTCTTACTTTTATAGTTGCAAGCGCAACCGATGAGGTTGAAAAGAATGCGGCCCTTACAGCTGGTTCTATCATGGCACAAAACAATGTATGGTATCCATTTATTGAAATGGCTGATGACCCTAATCTAAAAGGTTTGCCAGCACAATTAAGAATGAATGCAATTTCAGCTCATGGCGGAACAACTAAAGCTAAATTTGAAGCATACTCATTAGCATCATCTATTATTGGTAAATGCCACTTCTGCGTTAAAGCACATTATGAAACTCTTAAAGAAGAAGGATATACAGTAGAGCAGCTAAGAGATATTGGCAGAATTTCTGCAACAATTAATGCTTTATCAAAGATACTTTCAGCATAATGCCTACAGAATATGGCGCTGTCGTAATATGTCAGTGCGGTAGATCTGCCTCTTATCCCGTCTGTGACGGTTCACACGGCAGGCCACCAGACGAACCTATATCAGAACACCCATCCGACCCAGACCCAAGCGAGAGCGGCTCCTGGAAGAGATGACAATACATCTTGAAGCATATTGTGTTATATGCAAAAAGAATGTCAAGGGTAGTTTAAAAGAATTAGTAGTGCAAGAATCAGGTAAATGGTTACACATAGGCGAATGCCCTGAGTGTTTTTATGAAATTAAAAGGATTGTTCCATGAAGCATTATTTAAATAGAATAAAATGTTATTTTAAGGGACACAATTTAATTGAAGCAGGACAATGCCCCTACACTGGATCAACCTATGATTATTGTGATAATTGTGAAATAATGATCCCAAGAGATTTAGCATTTTAAATAAGATATAATAGTATTATATGAGAAAGCTATTGAACAACGTATACCCCTTCTTACCTAAACTGTATCAAGGGGCAGAAGTTCATGAATTTGAAGAAGCTGTTAACCTAACTATACATACAAAAGCTCCAGGGAAATGGTTGCTCGTTGACTTAGAGACAGGTCAGGAGTATATTGGACTTGATGTACCAACACAATGGGGAAGATGGCGAAGGATAAAAGATAGATATGATAATTGACGTTAATAAGCCAGACAGTGACAAATGTCACTACTGCAATGAAGTAGGATTATACTGGGACCAAGTAGGAGCAACAATAATAACTGTATGTAAAAAGCATATGGGCAATTATTATGTAAGCTAAACATGTGCTATATATGCCATTACAGAGGCGAAATGTATCCTTATATAAACAAATATAATGATCTATTTATATTATGTAATGAATGTATGGCGGTAGCAGATGAGATAAAAGAATATAACGTAAACTTAGTAAAGATGTTTGAAGACTGGGCTGTTGCACAGATAGAGTCTTTGGACGATAATGGCTAGAGAGTGGTCAGATAAGTCTGAATGGATCACAAATTGTCCTATATGCTATTGTGCAGTAACCTATCAATTAAGAGATTATCATATACAGTATCACGAACAAAATGATCAAAAGTGCGAAAAGTGCGGCGGTAGAGAGGGTATTGTCAGTACCTGACTTATATAGTATACTATTTATATGAGAGAGCCTAAGATTATGAAGATGGACTGGCGGTCATTAGGTTATTGGCCAGTATATAAAGATGGAAAGCTTACATGGGAAAAGGAACCAGATAATGATTAATTGGTTAGTAAATCGTATTTTCAGATGGGATTCATTAAGGCATGCAATCTTTGATGAGGTTAGGCTATATCAGTCTTTAGATAAGACAATGTGGCGGATGGAACATGAAAGCCCAACCAACCTAACCTGGTCGGAAGGCGATAAATGGTACGGATGGACCTTTAATCCAATAAACAAGAGATACTACTTTGACGATATCGGCAACGAATCGCTTATGGGCCTATGGGAAGATCAATGGGCTCGTGAAGCAAAGGAATCTAATGTATAATAGAGAAGTGATTAATAAATGGAAACACCCAATCAAGTATTTTAAGTTCAAGAGAGCTTATACTGCAATGCTTAAAGCTAATGCTAAACATTACAAGAATTAGATCGCAATTAGTGAAATCGGCGGCGGTAGAGCACAATTAGTCAACTACGTTGACCTTATATGAATAGGAAAGTAAATGCAACCTACAGTAGTAGATAACTTTATTTCAAAACAATCAGCCAAAGACCTTCATGCCTTTTTAAGATCAAAGGTACAGGTTAACCCTATGGGTCTACTTAGTAAGCAATTATATCCTTTTGAGCAATTCATTAATGATCCTGATGCAACATTCTATTTTGATGTTAAATTAATCGTAGAGGCAATTCAGAGAGAGTTTGGCTTCCCAGAGGATCAAATCTCAATCAACAGAGTCCTATATCAGGTATTGCGTGAAGGTGAAGAGCTTGGCTACCATACTGATGCATATGGCGGTGTAGATGGATATGGAGTCATAGGATACTCAGCTTTACTTTATCTAACTGATGATTACGATGGTGGAGAAATCTGCTTCTATGATGAAAACACTCCAACTGCATACAAGCCTGATGAGGGCACATTAGTTTATTTTAAGGGTGATGAGAACTATCCCCATTCAGTCAATAAGGTTTTGGGCGGGGAGAGAGCAAATATCATCCTTTTCTTTGATGTAAAGCAATAGGTGTATAATAGTACTATAAGGGTATAATCCCTATTAGTAGAGAGCAATACAATGTCAACTCCAATGTGCAAGACATGTTCAATAGAGACAAATAGAGCAGAGTGGGCTAAATACCCTGATATGCTTGATCTATGCAAGATGTGCAAATCCTTTCAAGCTTCTATAGAGCACACTATAGCATCAGCCGAGAAGGTAAGGAAGAAAGCCGAATTGATTGGCAAGAAGATGGAGAAAAGAAATGACTGATTTACCTTTAGATGAAGAGATATCAAAGGCTTACATCTCAGATGATGAGCATGTAGACAAATGGAATAACCTTGAGAAGGCTTGCTGGGCAGGATATAAGCAGGTTGGTATGAAGGACAAGGGTGGAAAGAGAGTCCCTAATTGTGTCCCAATTAATAAAGCGACGGGACTACCAGAAGAACCAGAAACTTCCTGGAATGGTGTATTTAAACCAAAGGTAGACTAATTGCTACATACACTAATAGACCTACTTATCCTTATTGGCGTATGGGTCAATGCTTATATAAACATACAGCATCATAGATCAAGAAAGAGACGATAATGGGCATACTAGATAACCTTGAAGCATATATAGAGCTAGAAGATAAAGCGATCACAGATTGGTGTGATGATTGCGTTGTCGTAGACAGTAAATGCACTGTATGTGGATTAACACATAGTTGCTAAAGTAGTTGACTAGAATTATATCAATATAGTATAATAACTATATGAAGAAGAAGAATGAGTTCCCAACCAACCAAGAGTTGGCAAAATGGGAAAGAGAAATGAAGGCGGCAGGCCTATGGCCTGAAAAGATACCTGTATATAATGTGGCTAAACCTAGGATAAAAGCTAGAAAGACTGGGGCTTTGGCAAATACAGCATCTGTCATTCCTGTATCAACAGATCAAAATGAAATAATTAAAGACATAGTAGCAGATACTAGGGTTTATAGACAAAGGTGGATGTAGTGTATTGGTCATATGTATTAGCAGCAATTGGTGTCACAGGCATATATTTTGTGGGGCGGAAGACAGTATGGGCTTGGCTACTATTACTATTCAATGAGTTCCTATGGATCATATACGCTATTACTACTAAACAATACGGAT